GGAGCAGCCAGAGTATACGGGCGGGACATTCATACGGGGGCCGGTGAATGGAAAACACGCGAGTTTGTTGCCTGGCTGAAAGAAAAAGGGGCATTTGACCAGCCTTACTGGATGATGAAGGCATCACTGCTTGCGTCAATGAATAAAGTCATCACAGATGTCGGACCGGGAAAACTCAATCTGGGTGGCTGTGTCATTGAGGTGATGGGAACGTATGAGGCTGCCATAGTCCGGGTCACCATTGGCGAATACGGTGCAACGGGGTTTATTAATGGCACGGTCTGTACCTGTACGGTTTACGGCGACACACGGTATTTCCACTGGCGGGTGGATTACAGCACAAAAAACAAACCGGATACGGTCAGCCAGCGGGATGCCAGTACGACGCAGAAAGGTGTGGTGCAGTTAAGCAGTGATACTGACAGTAATGACGAAACAAAGGCAGCCACGCCGAAGGCCGTGAAGGCGGCAATGGATGTGGCAAATGAAGCGAAAACAAAGGCAGAAGAGGCTGCAGCAGGAGGTGGTGTTCCCGGTCCGAAAGGAGAGAAAGGCGACCCCGGAGCACAGGGTCCGAAAGGTGAAACGGGAGCAACAGGCCCCGCTGGTCCGCGGGGAGCGCAGGGACCGAAAGGGGAGAAAGGCGACCCCGGTCCCAGAGGTGAGCGTGGAGAAACCGGGCCGATGGGGCCGCCCGGGGCATCAGACGGGAAGAGCCGGGTTGTGGGTATCAGGCTGGGTAATAAACAGACTTATGCGCCGCAAACAGACAGCACTACATGGGCAGTGGATTTGGATATTGGTGCAATGATTACGGGGATTGGCGGTTACAACGACGGAAACAAAACCCTTATTGACAGGGTATCTTACAGGCCGCTTCAGGTGACATTTGATGGTTCTCAGTGGCGTACAGTCAGCGTGGGTGAGTATGTGTCGTCAGGAGCTTCGGGGTTTGAGTATTTTCCATTATAAAGCGCATCATCTTTCAGACATGTAACCGGGAGGACTTACAGATGCACATAAAGAATTTCAGACAATACACGCCGGAAAATCCGGATGTGCCGGGTGCGATGTACCTGAAATCAGAGGATGGTCAGGACTGGTATGAGTGTCAGTCGTTATTTTCAGCAGAGACGCTGAAGGTGGTTTATAACAGTGCCGGAGTCATTACCGGCATCAGCAGGGTGGCGTCAGTTCTGTGGCCAGTGGGCCAGAGTGTGGTGGAGGTGGCGGATACGGAAGAAAACCGCAAAGCTGACATCTCGGGGCGCTGGGGTTTTGACGGGGAGAAAATCACGGACCTGCTGACCGCGGAGAAAGCGCGCGGGATGAAGGGCGATGAAATTAACGCCTGGCGTAATGCGATGGAAGCGGCGAACTACACGTTTGAGCACAATGGGCGTAAATGGGACTACGGGAAGTCAACGCAGACGCGTCTTGAGCCGTCGGTGGCTGCAGCGAAAGCGGGGAAACTGCCGGAGGCGTTTTTCTGGACGGATGCGGAAAACAATGATGTGGAAGTGACAGCAGAAGAGCTTATAGCGCTGAGTGAAGCGGCAGAGCAGGCGATGTTCACCAAAGGGATGGAAATCCACGTCCGGCAGCGCACCATGAAGAAAGAGCTGGAAAAGCTGACCAGTGCGGATGAGATACTGGCATACAGGGTTGGCTGGGCACAGGAATAACAGACAAAAAGATGGGGGACCATCACCTCCCCCATGAACTGAGTCAATTATACACTTGTGAAGTATTTACTATGCGAATAAATACTGTCACGGAAAGTGCAGGCCTGGATGTGATGGAAATCATGTTTCCGGCGCATCCTGTTGATATGGATAATTTTTCAGATTTCCGGAAGTGAGAGTTTTTGGTGTTTCCATACCAGCCACAGTTGATGTGTGTTGTGGCGCTTGGCAGTGCGATTAAAGGAGCAGAGGGAATAAAAAACGGGGGCATGACCAACCCCCGGTACAAGGAAGGAGTAACTACAATGGAAAAATTAATGAAGACCTTTAGTGCTACGTTATATGGCGAATAAAGACTGCCACAGGGAAGTTTGCAGAAACAGTGATGCCGATCGTGTTTCTGACGCTCTTCTCTGATAAGAGTAATTTTTCAGATTTCTGGAAATCTGTATTCTGCACAGGCGCAATTGTATGCCGCCTTTAAAACTTCAATTCAGTGACTCACCTGCCATTCAAATTTTCGGATACCAGACAACCATGCCTTATATCGATATAACAACTATGCGCGGGATGATGCCAGGCGTTATTGCATCTATGCTGCCAGATCATTCTGCTGTACTGGCAGAAAACTGTCATTTTCGCTATGGAGTGATCACGCCTGAACACCAGATGTCAGAGGCTGAGAAAACATTCGCGATTAAGCCGAAAACCATTTTTCATTACCGTGACGATTTCTGGTTTGCATGGACGGATGTGGTGGATGTGATCCGCAGTCCGGTCGCTCAGGACTCCCACGGGCGTATTTACTACACTGACGGGCGTTTTCCTAAAGTGACGGATGCGACCATTGCCACAAAAGGGGACGGGAATCACCCGACATCATCGTATCGTCTGGGGATCCCCGCGCCGACGACAGCACCTGTCTGTACTGTTCAGCAGGGCGGTGATGTTTCTGACGATAACCCGAATGATGACGAAACCCGGTTTTATACGGAAACCTTTGTCTCAGATTATGGTGAAGAAGGTCCGCCAGGTCCGGCGTCTCTGGAGGTAACACTCCGTACTCCGGGGACTGCGGTACAGCTGACGCTGTCTCCGGTGCCATTGCAGAATGCCAGTATTAAACGCCGCCGGATTTATCGCTCTGCATCAGGTGGAGGAGAAGCGGATTTTTTACTTGTGGCTGAACTGGATGCATCCGTGCTCAGTTACACGGACAAAATACCGGGGAAAAACCTTGGACCTTCTCTGGCGACATGGGATTACCTGCCGCCGCCAGAGAATATGACAGGCCTTTGCCTGATGGCTAATGGTATTGCCGCCGGGTTTGCCGGTAATGAAGTGATGTTTTCGGAAGCGTATCTGCCGTATGCATGGCCGGAAGTGAATCGTCACACGACGGCAGAAGATATTGTGGCTATCTGTCCGCTGGGAACGTCACTGGTGGTGGCGACAAAGGGGGAGCCCTATCTGTTCAGTGGGGTATCGCCTTCCACAATTTCTGGCTCCAGAATTCCTTCCATGCAGGCATGCCTGAGCCGAAGAAGTATGGTGGCGATGGAGGGATTCGTACTCTATGCCGGGACAAACGGTCTGGTATCTGTTGATGTAAACGGTAATACAGCACTGGCAACGGAAAAGATTATTTCACCTGAACAGTGGCAGAGTCAGTTTAACCCGGCGTCCATTGTGGCTTATTCCTGGCGTGGTGAGTACATTGCCTGTTACACGAAACCGGATGGTAAGCAGGATGTGTTTGTATTCAGTCCGGTGAACATGGATATCCGTTATCTCAGTACACCGTTTGACTGCGCATGGGTTGATCTCGCGAAAGATATGATGCGCGTGGTGACAGGAGACAAAATGTCAGTGCTTGCCGGGGGCTCGCTGCCCTCCACGATAAGGTGGCATTCAAAAATTTTTTCATTACCTGAAAGAACCTCTTTTTCCTGTATCAGGGTGAAATCTCCGGCGCCTGAGCGGGTGGGGATCACCATTATGGCTGATGATGTTCCTGTGATTCATTTTGCGCCGGGTACGTTTAAGGGAAGTGTGGTGAGACTTCCGGCAGCAACCGGGCAAAACTGGCAGGTGATGGTATCCGGATTCGGGCAGGTGGAACGAATAACCCTGAGTACATCGATGTCGGAGATGCCGGTATGACCAGAAAACCGTGGCGTGCGGGGAAGGATTTATCCACAGTTGTGGAGAACATGGAAATTGGCACCGGGCAGCGTGGTGACGGACGCCACGCATTTGTGACCCGTGAGGAACTGGTTGGTCTTAAACTCGCCCGGCGTCGAACATCGGGTGGTGCCTCATATGCACTGAATCCGGGTATTGAGATTGACAGTACTTTAATGACTGTTGATTTTCCCACAAAACCGCTGAATTTTAAGGCGACAGGAGGATTTGGCTCGGTTCTTCTTGAATGGGATATGCCTAATTATCGCGGACATTCACTGACTGAAATCTGGCGGGGTACGGAGGATGACCTTGCTGATGCAGTGCTGGTTGCCACGACGCCGGGGCAGGTTTACGGCGATCCGGTTGACCCTGGCTGGTCGGGATTTTACTGGATACGTTTTGTTAACGCGGCAGGAGTGAAAGGTCCATGGAATGCTGAAAAAGGCACTCAGGCACAAACACAGATCGGCGTGAAGGCCATCATTGACCAGATCCGCGATGAGGCTGCAAAGTCGCCGGTTGTGTCCGAGCTGCGTAAAGAAATAAAAAACGCGCAGGGGCAGGCTGTAAAGGATGCTGCAATTAAGACAACCGAAGTTGTGGGGACTCTCAGGGAAGAAACGACAAGAACGATTGGTGGTATTGAAACCCGCATTAGCACACTGGATTCATCAACCAGTGAATCGCTTAATGAGGTCGACAAGCGCATCACTAAACTGGATAAAGAAGGCGGTGAGGCGTTTCTGGCAATGTGGTCAAAAAAAGCGGGAGTTGATGGTATCACTGCGGGGATCGGGATTGTCGCCGGAAAAGACAGTGAAGGCAGGCCTGTAAGTCAGGTTGCAATTTCTGCGTCGCAGTTGTTTGTCTTTGACCCGAACAACCCGGATAACACCGCCTATCCGTTTGCGGTATCAGGTGGCAAGGTTGTGATCCCGAAAGCGATGATTTATGACGCGGTGATTGAAACACTGGTGTCGCGGAAGGTTGTGGCGGATGAGGTAAAAGCCGGGGTAAGTATCACTTCGCCAGTTATCCGGAGTGCCGTTATTCAGAACGGAAACTTTCAGGTTGATTCTCAGGGTAACCTGAATATTGGAGGCCTTTTCAGTGTTACGTCACAAGGGCAACTGACAATTCGTTACTCTAATCAGAATGTAGGACTGGTGATCCGCAATGATAAAATTGAGGTTTATGATCAGAATGGACGACTGGCTGTTCGCATAGGCAGATTACGCTGATCAGGAGGTGAGTATTGGAATACGGTTTTGCCATTTATAACAGAAATAACGTTAATGTTACGGGCGTGCTGACTCCGGTATTTTTCCTGGACAGATTTACAGCGGAGTCTGGCTCAAAGACGTACACGAATAAACCCGACGGGAAATCATTGCAGGCTGTATGTTGTTTATTTCCCTGGAATAACGTATTTGCGGATCGGAAAGTACCGAAGATAACCATTAATGGCAATACGGTGACGTGGTCGAATCTTGAGCAGGGTATGGGATCTTATATTTATACATTCTGGGGATAAGTGTCATGTATGGTTTGAGCATTATGAAGCCGGATGGCAGCGTATGGATAAGTCCAGGTTTTACGCCGCAGTGTCTGATCAACAAAGGCACCATACCGGCGACTGAAAAGTCTTTTTTTAAAACATCAATCCCGTCAGGCAAAAGTTGTTTTTTCTTTATCAGAACAGAGAAGAAGGCCGATGTCATGTACACGCATGAACAGATTGATGGATATCATGCACTAAGGCTTCATGTAATTGTCAGGGGAACGAACCCTGGTGTTACGACGGTTTATGCTTTCGCGAATATGGTTACTCCACCTTCTGAGTATGGTATCGCCATGTATAACCCGGACGGTGAGATGATTTATCATGGCGAAATGATGCTGCTTGACGCGAAGTTAATACCTGTTGATATCAAATTTGAAAAGGACCTTGGATATCCATGCGCAATCATGCCTGCACTGGTCGGGTATTATAACTGGAAAAGAACTCCTTATGATCGACCGATTTATACCACATCCACTGGTGCTACAGGAAATAAAATATATTCCTGTGAGCATTATTCCGGTGGTGCAACATGGGATATTCGAAAGCCGTATATAGATAAGGTCCTGGTTATTAATACATCAGTATATGATTAGTTGAAGCGAGTCTTTAATATTCATTTAAAATGTCTAAAAAGATGTATTATTAAAAAGTTTAGCGTGTTATCTGAATACAGGATATCTTAAATGAAGAGTATAGCAACACTGGTTGTGTGTGCAATCTCCGGGATTGCCTGTGTAAATTTATCTGCACATGCAGCAGAAGGAAACCATACAATTTCTCTGGGGTATGCGCACTTTCAGTTTCCGGGACTGAAGGATTTTGTAAAGGATGCGACTGCTCATAACAGGGAGACTTTCAGTCATTTCGTCAACAGAAACTACTTTTCTTCATTGGGCGAATATACAGATGGTCGGGTCAGTGGATATGAAGGCAAGGATAAAAATCCACAGGGCATTAATATCAGGTATCGCTACGAGATAACGGATGATTTTGGCGTTATCACCTCTTTTACATGGACGCGTTCTCTCACTAACTCACAGACATTTATTGATGTGCAGTCAGCCGATCATACCAGGAAGATTAAGAATCCGGCAGCTTCTGCCAGAACGGATATCAGGGCGAATTACTGGAGTCTGTTAGCGGGGCCTTCATGGCGGGTTAATCAGTACATGAGTTTATATGCGATGGCAGGGATGGGCGTTGCTAAAGTTAGCGCTGACCTGAAAATTAAGGACAATATTAACAGTAGTGGCGGATTTTCTGAAAGCAACAGCACGAAAAAAACCTCCCTTGCGTGGGCTGCAGGTGCACAGTTTAACCTGAATGAGAGTGTTACACTGGATGTGGCTTACGAAGGTTCCGGCTCTGGCGACTGGCGCACGAGTGGCGTTACTGCTGGCATTGGCCTGAAATTCTGACCTGTATCCGGTAACCGTTTACTACCCGCTGTGATGGCGGGTTTTTTATTGCCCGTACAGGGCAAAAACCGTAAATTATGCGTGGGTGCCTTTCGGCTGATGGCTGGAGGGAGAACCTGAAGGCCTGATGTGGAAAGGCCCCGAGTCAACTTAACGTTAACCCGAGGCCCTAATCATCATACCTTAAGCAAGTAGAAGGTTAGCGCCTCTCTGTAAAAGGAGTCAAGCGCTATGTCGCAAAAATCGCTTATCACCGTCACAATTTGTATGACGGTTATCTTCACTATCTGGATGTTGCACGGTTCGCTGTGTGAGTTCCGGCTGAATTTGTGGGGAGCGGAGTTTGCGGCGTTCTTACAGTGTAAGCAGTAGGAAAACCGCGACGGGGACGAAAGTCCCCGTCAACTGGTTGCTGAGGTTCAGCCGATATGGCACCCGTTTGTAGTGTATGTTTTATACAATGCAGGCTGACAGAGAGAGGTAATATTTATCAATGGTAAATAATAACCACAGAAAATGTTTTGTTTTTTCTGAGTAATACTGGTGTTATTTAGGGTAAGTTTTTGATGCGTATTGCATTCTTGTGATTTTAATCATTAATTTTTCTTAACCCATTGATTTTAATATTTTATTTGCCTTGTTATTATGAGTAGTATCCCTGAAGACATTTGCGTTCCGAATGTCAACATATTTATAACATGATTTAACATAAGGGTACACATCATGAAAAAGGCAAGCAAGCTATTGTTGGCTTTAATACCAGCATTAAGCCTGTCGGTATTTTCTGCTGGCGTATATGCAGCAGACGCCTCTGGAATTAATGGCACTTCATATTATGGAGTGACTGTTGATCAGTTGAAAGGACATGAATATAAAAATTTAATTGATTTTTGGAAAGACCTCGGCTTCTCAGGAAAAGCATATCTGGATGGAAAAGTGGTAAATGCAGGCACAAAACAACCAGATAGTGTAAATATACAAAATACGGCAGGGAAATATTTAAAATATTCTCTGTTTGATTACGGCGAGTCCGGGTTAACAAATACAGAATTACGGGCACCGAGAAGTAATGAAATTGTCTCATATTATGACTATGCGAATGAGACAGCTTATTTTGTAAACACAAAAACCAATCAAATTCTCTTTAGTGCAGATGGCGAAGGCGTGGTCACGACAGTGGGCGCTGATGGAAAAACGTATTCAAGACATGTTCCTGAAATCAGTGAATATATTTATGAAATTAAAATGAAGTCTGTAAACCCGCTAGACTCCACTATTGACACTGGTCTTTCTGCTGCAGATGTAACAGATATTCACGCCCGTCTGTCTTCTCTGGGCACAGGTAAAACTCAGGTTGGTGGCGGGGCAACAGCAGGCGGAGAAAACGCCACTGCTGTCGGTTACAACGCCATTGCAAACCATACGAACAGTGTTGCTGTAGGGGCTAACTCTCAGACCACTCGCCCCGATGAAGTAAATGTGGGGAATCGTGTAATTGGTGGGCTTCGTGATGGTGTTCAGGCTGCGGATGCCGCAACCTATGGTCAGTTAGAGCGCTATCGTATTGCAGAAGAGAATGCCCGTATTCAGGGTGATGCACAGACACTGAAGTCTGCTAATACCTACACAGATAACCGGGTCAGTACCCTGGAGCGTAGTACTAATCAGCAATTCCGTCAGTTACGTGATGAGGTGGAGAAAAACCGTAAACGTGCAGATGCAGGTATTGCAGGAGCAATGGCGATGACTGCCATTCCTGTTGTTGAGGGTAAAACGTACTCCTTTGGTATGGCTGCAAGTAACTACCGTGATGAGCAGGCTATCGCAGCAGGTATGCACTTCCGCACCACTGAAAATTCTGCTGTACGTTTGAATGCTTCATGGGATACCCAGAACGGTTCAGGTGTTGCTGCGGGTATGTCTGTCGGCTGGTAATTTATTTTTTGCGGAGAACGCCAGCCGTGTTGGTTATCGGAAGCGTTCTCCGTCATCCTTCTGTCGCTGAAGACACAGCACAGTCACATTGTTCTTTTTTGTGGTGAGAGTGTGAGTGAAAAAATTCTCCGGTATATGCAGCGTGTGGTGAGAAATTCCCGCAACCCTGAATTTATGAATGAAGTTAAAGACGCCTGCTTTAAAAAGCAGGCGTTTTGTTTTGAGGCACCTGATGGCTTTCTGGTGCTGCGTTCTGTGCTCAGTGCTGATGGTATCCCTTATGTTCTGGTGTTGCTGGGCGTGTGTACGGGGAGTAACAGTGTTGAGCGTTATCTGCCGGAGGTGAAGACATTAACCCGTCTGGCTGGCGGACGTTGGGCTGAATTTCATACGGCAAGGCGGGGATTTATCCGGCTGGGAAAACGTCTGGGCTTTGAGCGAATGCCGGATGATGAGGATGGCTTCATGGTGTTCAGGATAGCGGTCTGACTGCCACAGTTTTCATCATCGTGTTTAAACCAACATTGCAATTCACATTCTGACCCTGCTCCGGCAGGGTTTTTTTATTATCCAGGGGGCCATTATGGGTGGAAGTAAAGGTGGTGGTGATACCAAAGTAAAACCAACAGCAGCGCAAATAGCACAGGAAGAAGTGGCCTGGAAAGGGTGGCAGGATTACAAAAATATCCTCCGCCCGGCTGAAGATAACTTCATGGAAAAGGTCGATGACCTGAACAGTGAGCAGCAGTACGACAATATTGCTGGCACCACAAATCTGGGGTATCAAAAACAGTTTGGCGAAGCGCGGAAGGAGCTGGCAAGTAATCTCACTCGGTCCGGTGTTGACCCGTCCAGTGGTCGCTTTAACGCGGTAATGAATGCGAACCAGAGTGATCAGGTAACCGGGCAGATTGACACAACCACACGGGGGCAGGTATCGCAGGCAGATAAGTATGTTGCCGGGCTACAGGATGTTGCTGCTCTCGGTTCTGGTCAGAAGGCGGATGCGTTACAGAGTTTTAACTCTCTGGCAGACAGCAGTCTGGCAAAAGCTAAATCGGATGCACAGGCGGCGTTTACGAAACAGCAGGGGCGAGCCTCTCTTGTTGGCGCTGGTCTGGGTGCGGCAGGTGCATATGCGATGCATAAGGCTGGCGGTAGCGGAGGAAGTGGCGGTGCTAAAACACCTGGCACTGGCGCTAATGCCATTCAGCATCAGGCTCAGAACTGGAGACTGTGATTATGGAGTACGGTAAATACGAAACACGTGCGAGATACGGTTATACCGGAGCAGCCCGCCCTCAGGGGGACTGGCAGACATCCGCAGCGCTGACCCGCCAGCAATACGACGACTGGCGCACCAGATATTTACCCCGTGTAGCAAGGCTGGCTGACCTTGGGGAGAACAACAGTCTGATGAATCCACAGCTTGCACGGGTGGGAGGCCTTGCCACTTCCAGTCTCCGTACAGCGCAGATGGCGCAGGATAACCAGATGGCGAGATACGGGGTAAGCCGCCCGGATAATCCCGACAGTAATACGCTGGGGTTACGTAATGCCCTGGCAATAGCAGGTGCGAAAAATGGTATCCGTGAAGCCGAACAGGATCGCCAGATGAATATTCTGACGGGGGCTTCTGCACCGGCAAGACAGAAACTGAGTGTTGGCGGACAACTGGTGGCAGCGTAAGGGGGCAATATGGGATACGGTTTACTGGATATTGCAAATCAGTCGCGGCGTGAGGCATTACAGGGAATAAGTGACGCAGACAGACGACGTACAGAGATTGAGGCATCAAATAAACAACTGGCTGCTCAACAGAAAGCTCAGAAAAAACAGAATATCGGTACGGGCATTGGTACGGGGGCCACTATCGGGGCGACTGTTGGTTCAGCAGTACCGGTAGTGGGGACAGCCGTCGGCGCTGTTGCTGGTGCAGTAATTGGCGGCATTGCAGGCGCTTTGTTTTAAGGAGTGGTGAATGAGCGGATTTGCACAGGGGTTACTTGCCGGATTCAGCACTGTTGACCAGGCAATGACCCGTCGTAAGGAGCTTGGTTTGCGAGAAGCACAGCTTGCTCAGCAACAGAAAAATAACGAGCGCGATTTTGAATTTGCGCAGTCTCAGTTTGAACATAATAAAGACGTTGATCAGCGGAACTTTGATTACAGAGCCAAAGTTGATGACCGCAATTACACACTGCAGGAAAGGGAGTTTAACGCCAACCAGAATTACCGGAATGCGTCGCTGGGGATGGAACAGCAACGACTCCAGTTGCAGAAATACAACCAGCGACGGCTTGAGTATAACGATATGCTGGCGCGCGATCAGCCTGTGATGGCGGCGCTGGGAAAAGCGATTGATGCGGGTGACCATGATGCGGCTTCTCATCTGTTCGGTAAATTATCGGACGCCAATCCGCTTAAGATGATGTCAACGGTAGGCTATGCTGCGAAAGCGGGTCAGGCCGTGAACAACCTGCAGAAAATCTTTGATGATAAGCCGGACAGGGCGATTGCTTCGCTGAATACCCCGGAAAATCTCGATGTGCTTTCCGGCGTGTTTGCCCCGGAACTACAACAGCGTATTGGCATGCCTGATTCAACCGGGGAAAAAACGATAAAAGAGGCCAGGATTGGCAGTATCGTACCGGCGCAGCAGGAAGGGTACGTACTTATTGGCCTTGATCTCACATACAGCGATGGCTCCACCGCGCATAAACCTGTAACAGAATACGGCAGTGCGCACCCTGATGATCAAACCGTGCTGGCGATACCCGTTGATAAGGCTATCGCTCAGGTCAGGGATCGCAGCAAATTTGCAGAGATATCGAAAAATTATGGTTATTTTATGCCGAAGCAGCAGGGACTTTCTCTGAAAGAGCTTCAGAAGGGGGCCAGCAACGTAGCGGCGGACGCGATCAAGAATGGCGGTAATGCTCAGGCTGCGGTGGATGAATATTATGCTGCGACTGGTTCACAACCGCATCAACAGAAAATTCAGCAACAAAAACTTCAGCAACAGGTTATCAACTGGGCGGGAGATGATCCTGATAAGCTGTCATTTGCCAGAAATGTAGCGGCCCGTCAGCCTGAAATGCTGGAACCTCAGAATCAGAAATTGCTGGAGAACGGGTATGCGAATTTTCTCCGTATTCAAAAGGCCAGGGGGGAACAGGCCAGAGATGAAAGTGCTTCATCTGCATCTCAGTTTATCCGTGGACTGAAACAGAATTACGCCCAGTAATTCACGATATTCCATTAATACCATTTCCTGATGCCCGGCCATTGTGCCGGGTTTTTTTATGGAGTCTGTATGGCCTATTCAGAGGAACAGCGTCCTGAGGCGCAACTCGGTAACCAGAATCGTAACAGCCTGAACATTCAGCAACCCGGCGAAACTGACAGCTATGAAGCATTTTTCTCTGATCCGAATCGCTGGAAGGATAACAGTACGTCGTTCAGCCTGGGCGATGTATTGCCAACAATGGGTAAAGGTTTCGCCCAGTCCGTCCGGGGAACAGGGGAAATGGCCCGTGGACTCGGTGATGCGATGATTCAGAGCCCGGTAAAAACAGGGGCGCGTATTTTAAATGAGTTCAGCCGTATGGGGCTGCCGGGTGTCACAACTGTGCAGGATATTTTTGCCGGTGGCAGCAGGGGGGCTGATGAGGTCATCGATACCCTGCCTGATGGCAAAAACGCGGTTACTGATACTGTCGGTAAAGGTCTGAAGGCAACCGGTAAGGCTGTCAGTGATGGTGCTGAAGCCACTGATGAATGGCTGACCGGTAAGATGTCGCCGGGTGCAGTTCGTGCGCTGAATACGCCGATGACCGAAGGCTATGATGATTCTGCGGTCTGGGTGGCGAAGGGTGTAAACCTGATTGGTGCGCTTGTACCTGATATGGTTGCTGGCGGTGTGGCTAAAAAGGTGGGTGATGTCACACTGCGAAAAATGCTGACCGCCGGGCTGGAGAAAAAATACATCGCGGCAGGGATGCAGCCGGAAAGAGCCACGGCACTGGCAGCAGAAGCTGTCGATAAAAAAATGCCGGATTTATTCCAGGCGGGCCTGATCACCCATTCCACAGCCAGTGCACAGGGGCAGAGTGCAATGGCGGCAGCAGATGCTGTTCTTAATGCGGATTACTCTGAGCTGGCGCAGTCACCGAAATTTCAGCAGACGTTTTTGTCCATTGACGCCGACCCGCAGCACGCACAGCTTACTGATCGCCAGAAAATGGATCTGGCAAAAGAGCGTGTTGCCGATGAGGTGCGCGCGCAGCTGGCAACCGATCCTGAATTGCTGGCTGTGAATGCCATGGCGGCAAAACTGGGTGACGCACAACTGTTTAATCTGGTGACACGAGGCACAGCGAAGACCGTTAAAAGCGGCATTGTCAGAAATGCCACGGAACAGGGGGCGATTAATGCGGCGCAGGGCGGCTATTCACGCTATCAGGAAAACACGGCATTGCGTGAGACCGCCGGAATGGATGTGTCACCGTGGGAGGGCGTGGCTGACGCAACGATCGAAGGTGCAGCCTTTGGTGCTGCGATGGGGGCTCCATCCGGTGCGGTTGCCGGATATCGTGGCAGACGTCAGGCCGCAGAAGAAACCGCCATGCGTGATGCTGAAACCGTGCAGCAGGACGACGCAGCCCCGCAACCAGAATCTGTTGATCCGGTGGCGCAGCAGCGTGAATCCATGCAGGGCATGAATCGCGAGCAGCTTCTGGAGCAGTATGCTGATGCGGATATGGCAACAGAGGGTGACGCATCCGCAGCTCATCGCCGGGAAGCTGCCAGCCAGTTGTTGAATGAACTGGACGAACAGGCGAAGCGACAGGCTGTGATGAATGAGCTGAAGGCGAAGCCGCGTTCTGAACTGCTTGAGGAATACCGCAGACTCAGCCAGAAAGAGGGGCGCACCGAGACTGAAGAACAACAGTTTCAGGCAATACGAGAAGTCATTCGCCCACAACAGGAAGTGACGCCGGAAGCACAGTCACAGCCTGAAAATGCGGAGGATGGTAACGGGAGCATTTACCCGACGGTGCGGTTCCGGGACCCGAATGAAGTCCGCATTGAAATTAACGGGAATGGTGCGTCCAGACCAGCGGAACGCATTGAAAAGGTGCGCCCGGACAACCGTTATTTCACGGATGAGAAAAGCGCCATGGGGAGTGATGTTTTCCGTAATGCCGCCGCTACCGGCCTGAAACCGTCCGTAGTGAAGAAAGGCGAGAATCAGTATGCCGTTGAAATGGATAATCCTGCGTTCTCTGAAGATGTGGCAACGGAAACCATTAACACCCTGGCTGACGGAGAGCGTATTGCTGATGCTGACCCGATGGAGCAGCCCGCGTTCATGCGTGACCCACGATTCCGTGGTTTCACGGGGGATGATACGGAGGTACAGGCCCGCCTTGCCCGTGGCAACGTGCCGACGGCAGAGGAGCTTGTACGTTCACAGATGGCTGAAGGTGATGCCGGTCCGACAGCACAGGAGTTAACTGAGCGTCCACGCCTGCCCGCTCCCGGCGATATTCATCCCGGACAGGGATATCCGTTACCGGGAGAGGTGGCGCGTACGCCGGATGAGAATCAGGCAGGACGTGGTGGTCGTTTTACCACAACCGGTGAGGTTAAGGGCCAGAGTTTCCAGAAAGGACAAGCTCCGGCACCGGAAAACGCCGCTGGTCGCCAGGGGGAAACACTCGAGGGTGAAATGGTTCGTCGTGGTCTGCCGTCACCGGATGCGCAGAACGCGACAGCACCGGTACGTGAAGGGCTACCGGCTCCTGACATTGCGCGTAATGTTCGTATGCCTCAGCCTGAATCACTTCCCCGCACTGTACGGGACTCACTGCCTGAGCTTGCACAGCAGGCAGAAGTACGCCGACAGGCCGGAGGAAATCGTGACATCCCGCAGCCTGAGACAATCGCACCTGAATCTGAAACAACTGTCTCTACTGACAGGGAAGCTACCGTGCGCGGAGGTGAAGTCAGGGGCAAAAAAATTGAAGACTTTGGCGAGGAAATTAAAGGGGCAGCCAAACACCGTTATGCACAGCTTGCTGAAACACTGGGTAAAACGCTGGAAGACAGGGATTATGCCACGCAGCCGCTGAGCAAACTGTTCCCGAAACCGGACTACGCAAAACTGGCGAACGAAGGTGCCGATGCTGATACCCTGGCAATGATAGCGCTGTATCGTAGCGATATTCCGGCGAAGACGAAACACAATACGGCAGGCTGGGGGGAGAGCATAAAAAAAGTACGACACAGTGTATCGGAAATGCTGAACGGAACGGTCAGCGCGAAACGCCTCGCAGAATGGATGGAAGGCAGAATGCCCTCCCGTTACGCGGACACCTGGCAACTGTTACGCACTCTGCCACCCTCACAGATGGACAGAGCTTCTGCTTATCGGGTGGTATCGGGTGTGTATCAGGCGGCAGGAGGGAAGCGTTACGATCCGCCACAGAAACTTTATTCACTGCGCAATAAGGACAATAAGGGGAGTAACCTCTTTTTCTCGGAAAGCAGGGATGAATTACTGGCAAAGGCGAAAGTCTGGTTTGCAGAGCAGGAGGAAAAATCACAGGCGAAAGGTGATGAAAAAACAGCACCGTCACCGGATGACAAAATCCGCTTTGACGTTTACCGGAATACCCGCAGTGGCGATATTTTTATCGCTTACGGTAAAAACAAAATGCGGGTGAGAGGTGGCTTTAAGTCAGCCAGTGATGCGCGTAAGTACATTGATTCACATCGTGATGAGCTTGTTCGTCATGTGAAGGAGATGCGGGAGATTTCGCGTGAGGAGCAGCGCAACGCCACCAACCGCGACCGTACCGGACCAGAACGCCGCAAGGGGAATGTTTCACCGGAGCAGTTCAGTGATGCGTTTGGTTTCCGTGGTGTGCAGTTTGGTAATTATGTGGAAGGTCCGCGTCGTCAGGCTGATTTGAACCGGGCTTATGACTCGCTGCATGACCTTGCGGAAGTACTGAATGTACCGACAAAAGCGCTTTCCCTGAACGGTCGTCTTGGCCTGGCATTTGGTGCCCGTGGTAAGGGTAAGGCGGCAGCACACTATGAGCCGGGTGAGGCGGCAATCAACCTGACAAAAGGTAACGGACCGGGTGCGCTGGCGCACGAATGGTTCCATTCTCTGGATAATTATTTTGGTCGTTATGACGTTTCCACTGACGGGAAAATTACGTCAGGTGGCGACTTTATGACGGAAGCACAGCGTGCCAGGCGCGTATTTAAAGACGGCAGGTATGTTGATGCTGAATATCCGGTACGTCAGGAGGTTTACGACGCTTTTAAAGGTGTGATTCAGGCCATTAAAAACAGTGACATGCCGCGTCGTTCAGCGCTTCTCGATGAGGTGCGCTCAAAACCGTACTGGTCAACGGATGTTGAAATGGCGGCACGTGCCTTTGAGCGTTATGTTCAGGATAAGGCGCGTATGGCTGGCGTGGAGAATGATTATCTGGTCAATATCCGTAAGGCACCTGAGCACAACACAGATAACACCTACGCTTATCCGACGAATGCGGAACTGGATGGCGGTATTCGTGAGGCATTCGATCACCTGTTCCGCACCCTGAAAACCCGTGAGACGGACAAGGGCGTTGCGTTTTATTCCCGTAAGGGCGTTACCCGCACACCTGAAGGTAATCTCATTTCGGATGTTAACCGTAGTGCGGAAGCCAAAGGCAGCCCGGTCCCGCAGGTTGAAGCGGTTGCCCGTGGCGTGATGAGCGGCATTAAGGACAGTGACCTGAAGGTCCGTGTGGTGAAGTCACAGAAAGAGGCTGAAGCGCTGGCGGGTGAATCGTTCGACGGTTACGGCAGGGTGCACGCATTCTATCGTCCGGATAAACGAGAAATTGTCCTGGTGGCGGATAACATCCCTGACGGGCGGACCGTACGCGAGAAGTTGCGTCACGAGATTATCCACCATGCCATGGAGCATGTTGTCACGCCAGCGGAATATCAGACGATTATTAAGACCGTGCTGAAAACCCGTGACAGTGATAACGCCACCATCCGTGAAGCCTGGCGTAAGGTTGATGCGTCTTATGGTAAGGAATCACCGGAAGTGCAGGCGGGTGAATTTCTGGCACATATGGCGGAGAAACAGCCGAATAAATTCGTGGCGGCATGGGAGCGTGTTGTTGCCCTGGTCAAAGGGGTACTGCGTCGTACGGGGTTACTGAAGCCGACGGAACTGAACGATATCAGACTTGTTCGCGAGACCATCCGTACGTTAGGCCAGCGTGTGCGGGAAGGTTACACGCCGCGTGAGGATGGCGCGGACGCATCGTCTCAGTACTCCCGTAGTGGTAAACCTGATCCGTTCAAAGTGCCGGAAGGTGAGGGCGAGCGTTATCGTGATGACCTTGCCAGAATGATGAAGTCGTTACGTTCTGGTGCAATGACTGCAAACATCGGGCGTACGCCGCCGGTATTGCGCCACCTTGGCGCACCAGATTTGCCGCTGGTTATCTCCCGCGACACTGTGCGGAAGGCAACCAATGGCGTGAAACATGTGGTGCCGATGGATGTTATCGAGAGACTTCCTGAGCTGATGCACGATCCGGATGCAATTTACCGTTCCGCGACAGAAAGAAATGCGGTTGTGATGCTGCTTGATGCCGTGGATAAAAATGGTGATCCGGTGGTGTCGGCAGTGCACATGAAGGCAACAGATAAACGAATAGAAATTAACAAGGTGGCTTCTGTATATGGAACAAAAGGAGGGATGAACAAAGCTAATAGCCTGGATAAAGCAGGTTTGACGCTTTACCGGAAGGAAAAATTAAGCCGCGATAACCCTCAGTACAGTGGGCTTCAATTGCCCAAAGAGGAGCGTTCTTATCGCGGCTCTCTAGATAAAATACTCTATCCTGAAGATATTCGCAAGGGGCCGTATTACTCCCGTACCAGCAGTCTGACACCGGAAGAGACAATTGCATCGCGTTTTGTGCGCCAGATGCAGGATAAATTCCAGGTGCTGAAAGCTGTTCAGGAGAATATCCGTAAAACTGGCGGAAAAATAGACGACAGTAACAACGCTTATATGGCGGAAGAACTCTTCCACGGGAAGGCGGAAAACGACCTGAACGTGATGAAGGAGCGCTACGTTCAGCCACTGGCTAAATTACTGGCGGACTACAAAATTGCGCAGGCCGATCTGGATGAGTACCTCTACGCCCGTCACGCGCCGGAACGTAACGCGCATATCGCGAAAATCAACCCGAAAATGCCGGACGGCGGTTCGGGGATGACCAACGCGGAAGCGGCGGAAATCATGCAGCGTGTACGTAACAGCGGCAAACAGGCACAGTATGACCGTCTGGCAGGGATTGTTGACGATATGCTGGCCCGTCGCCGTGAGCTTATCCGTGAGGCCGGACTGGAAGAGAGCGGTGTGGTGGATGCCTGGCAGAACGCCTACCGTTACTACGTTCCCTTGAAAGGGCAGGATGTTGACGGTGTGGTGTCACTGCCCCGTACAGGTAAGGGCTTCACCATCGGTGGGCGTGAAAGTAAGCAGGCCATGGGGCGTGCATCCCGCGCACAGTCTCCGTCCACTCAGGCGATACAGGACTTGAGCGAATCGCTGATCCGCAGTCGCAAAAATGAAGTGGGTAACGCCTTCCTGAAGCTGGTGCAGGATAATCCCGATAAGGATTACTGGCAGGTATTCACTGATGACAGACCGGATACCATGCGTGTGATTGCAGAGCGCAAGGACCAGGAAACTGGTGAAACCATTCGCGAAGTTGTCGAGCGTCCGGTGGCGATGGCAATGATGGCAGACCGGTACTTCACCACCAAAAAGAACGGCAAAACGTACTACATCAAACTCCATGATCCGCGCCTGATGCGTGCGATGAAGAATATGGGACCGGAAACCAGTAACGCAGTAATCCGTACGCTGGGGAAAGTTAACCGCTTCCTGGCAACGGTGAACACGTCGTATAACCCAGAATTCCTGGTCAGTAACTTCATCCGTGATGTGCAGACAGCGGTGATGAATCTGAAGGCGGAGCAGGGAAGGAGCGACGGCAAACTGAAAGGGCTGGATAACTTATCCGCACTGGCTGTGGTGAAAGACAGCCGTTCTGCTATGTCAGCCGTATACGCCAGTCTGCGTGGCAAAAACCTCACGGGCAAAGGTGCGCAGTGGCAGAAGGTGTGGAAAGAGTTTGTTGAGGACGGAGGTAAAACCGGCTGGTTTAACATGGGTGACCTTGAAGGCCAGCAGAAGGAAATGGATCGCCTTGTATCGCTGGCGAAGGGAGGATGGAAAGGCCAGAGTATCGGTGCATGGAATTCGTTCCTTAACCTTGTCGAGGATGCCAACGGGGCGGTTGAAAATGCTCTGCGTCTTTCTGCCTATAAACACGCCCGTGATGCCGGTTTGTCACGCCAGCAGGCGGCGTCTCTTGCCAAAAACATGACGGTGAACTTTAATCGTCGTGGTGAGCAGGGAGCGCTGATGAACTCGCTGTATATGTTTGCCAACGCCAGCATTCAGGGGACGGCAAACCTGGTGAGAACGCTCGGACATCTTAATGGCGACGGGCCGTTACTGGAGCGCCTTCGCTGGAAGAATCTCAATGTACCGCAGAAAATCGCGCTTGCAGCTGTGGGAGCGGGTTATCTGCTTGGCTCGCTTAACCGCAGTGTTGCGGGGGAGGATGATGACGGGGTTAACTGGTATGACAAAGTGCCGTCTCATGTGAAAGAGCGTAACCTCGTCATTATGAAATCGGTGTTCGGGGGCAAGGCCGGAGAGTACTGGAGTATTCCTCTGCCTTACGGGTACAACGTTTTCTTCCTGCTCGGGCATACCGCTGAAGGTGTGGCGGCGGGTGACCTGACGGCATCCCGTGCTGCCGGTAATGTTGTCGGTGGTATCCTGGGGGCATTCAGCCCGATCGGCAGTGAGACGTCGGAAACACTGTCCGGGGCATTGCTGAAAAATGCAGCGCCGACCATTCTGCGTCCGTTTGCGAACCTTGCCATGAATGAAAACTTCATGGGGGCGCAGATTTACCAGGAGAACATACCGTTTGGTACACCAAAACCTGACAGCCAGCTGGGAATACGTTCAACGCCAGAAGCGTACAAGGCGTTTGCATCTTGGCTGAATGCGTTCTCTGGTGGCAGTCAGTACCGTCCCGGCGCGGTGGATATCACACCGGAATCGCTGATATTCTGGATTGACTATATCTTGAGGTAGCCTGAGTTTAACGGACACT